AACTCGAGTACATCGAATGGAAGGATAGAGATAAGGGTGCAGTTGCTCCTGTAAATGTTTATCCTGCTGATTCGGATATCATGTCTAAAACTACTAGAGACGAAAAAGGTAAAGATAGACTTGAAAATGGTAACTATGTAGAGGAAACAGCTTCACATTACATTATGGTGGTGGAACCTGATAAATCTTCTACGGCATTGCTCACAATGAAATCCACTCAAAGAAAAAAATCTAAGAAGTGGAATTCTATGATGATGTCTCTCAGACAAAAGAGAAAAGATGGTAAAGGTTTCTTTAGACCTGCACCATTTACTCAAGAGTACCTACTTAAAACTGTTCTTGAAAAGAACAATTTAGGTTCTTGGTATGGTTGGGAGATCGAGCATATAGGACAAGTGGAGAGCGAAGAAACAATCAAAGCAGCTTTTGACTTTTATGAGTCATGCAAAAAAGGTGCTGTGAGAGCAACCCACAACAACGAAGAACAACAGTCAGAAAAAACACCATTCTAATATGGATATACTTGACAACACCTTGGAAGAGTTTGTAGAACTCTTCCAGGGCTCTTCTACATATTTTGGTGCTTCGCAACCATTAGGTCAAACTCGTGGCCGTGATGGTAAGCAAGAATTTAGACATTGGGTGGAACCTAAACCAATGACTAAAGAACATTGGTTACAACATTTAAAAGGAGAAAAATATTATGGAAGTGTTCCTATCAGAGATGATAATACATGTAGTTGGGGGGTCATTGATGTTGATCGCTACAATATACAACATAAAGAAGTTATATCAGTTATACGGAAAAGGAAGTACCCACTCATCCCGTTCCGATCAAAATCCAACGGACTCCATTTAATTTTATTCATTGATGGTGTAGTTCCTGCAGGAGCGATGCGTAGGAAGTTAATTGAGATTGCATCGGACTTAGGTGTAAATGATTCGACTACGGATATTTATCCTGCACAAGATGAAGTTGATTTAACTCCTGAAGATTGGGATCAAAAAAGAAAAGGTAACTTTGTAAACTTACCTTATCAAAAGGCACACATGACTACCAGAGTTGCAATGGACAATGATGGTAATTCAATTAAGTTAGAAAATTTATTTAAATTTGTCTCTGAGTATAGATTAAAACCTGCAGAGTTTAAAAAATTAAAAATATTTCAAGACGATGAAACTAAAGACTACCCACCTTGTGTAATTAACTTTATGAAAAATAGAGTTCAAAAAGGTGAAGGTCGTAATGATGCTATGTTTAACGTAGCAGTATTAGCAAAAAAAATTAATCCAGATGCTGTTATGTATCAAGATTGGACACGTAACATGATGACTAAGGTTTGTAGTGAACCCTTACACCCGCAGGAGTTAAATAATATTTTTAAAGGTGTAGAGAACAAAGACTATGCCTACAAATGTAAAACATCAATTGCACGAATGCATTGTGTGTCAAGCACTTGTATAAAAAGAAAGTTTGGTATTGGTGCTAATGAAGCATTACCTGAAGTTGGTAAACTATTAAAGGTAAACTCTTATCCAGAACCTTATTGGATACTTCCTATTCAAGGTAAATCTATTCGACTATCTACAAAACAATTATACCAACAACAGTTGTTGGGAGAAGCTTTATTAAATTATGATATTGTATGGCGACCTTTGAAGCCTACTAAAAGAGATCCAGACCCTTATCGTGATTGGCTTGATGAACTCATTCAAAACAAACAAGACATGGAAGGTTTTGATGAAGGTGAGGAAATGGATGATGTGTTTAATTCTAGAATGACTAGGTTCTTAGAAGATGTGGAAGATACTACAGAATTTGATCAAATCGAATCAGGTAACATCTGGAGAGATGAAAATGAGATGAGGTTTAAGCTAGAAACCTTCAGATCCTTTATGAAAAAAATGGGTTATAATTGGAACGAAAAAGAATGTACGAGATTTTTAGAAACAGGTGGAGCAATACCTAAAAAGAAATTTCAAAACATTAGCAGCAGGCATTGGGTAGTAGCATTGCCTAAACAAACAGAGCATAAAAATAAAGATGTCAAATTCGTTAAAGCAAAAGCTGCGTGGGAAGACAATTAAAATCTTTGGGCCACCAGGAACAGGTAAGACCGAGAACCTTTTAAAAAGGGTACAACGATATCTAAAACAAGGTTACAGCCCAGATGAAATCTGTTATATCTCATTTACTAACAAAGCTGTAAATGAATGTGTAGCTAGAGTTAGAAAAAGATTTAAAGAATATGACGAAGATGATTTTAAATATTTTAGAACATTACATTCTCTGGCAAGACAACAGTTTGCTGAGATTCCCGTATTAGATCCTAAAGCAGACCTACTGATGTTTCACACGCAGTATGGAACTGTAAAAGTTAATTACAAAGAAGGTCATGACGATCAAAAGGTTTATAACAATTGGTCGTTACAAATTTACGACAGAGCTAGAAACATGAAAGTGGATCCAGTGTGGTTGTATAAACAGCAATCTAGAAAAGCCGTAAGGTTACAGCAATTCAAATCCATTATTGCAGGATACGAACAATTTAAAACAATGGAAATGGAGAACGGCCAACGGACACCGGACAGATTAGATTTTACCGATATGGTGCAAAAGTTTATTGATGAAGGTTTGTCGATACCTTTTAAAGTATTAATGGTTGATGAAGCTCAAGATCTAACACCTTTGCAATGGGACTTGGTTGTTAAATTAGCAAAAGCTGTTGATCGAGTTTATCTTGCGGGTGATGATGACCAAGCAATTTATGAATGGAATGGCGCTGATGTAACTTTGTTTCAAGAGTTTCCTGGTAAATCTTTAGTGTTAAAGAAATCAGTACGATTAAATAAAAATGTACATTTCTTCTCAAATACTTTATTACAGAGTATGGGTGATAACCGAGTCGAAAAAGAATTCTTATCTAATGGTAAAGAAGGTGCCATTTACAGGTGGAACGGTTTAAAAAAAGTGCCTTGGGATTTAGAAGGAGACTGGATGGTCTTAGCTAGAATTAATGATGTAAAGAAAGAGCTGCAGCAGGAGGCACGAGATTTAGGTTTATATTATCAAGATCAAAAAAATAATAAATCATTTGACCCTAATCAATATTATGCGATTCAACATTGGGAAAAAATATGTGAAGGTGGCAGCATCACTAGAGAGGAAGCTTGCACCATGTATGAGTATTTATTGAACATAGATCACGGCTACCGGTCAACGGACAGTAAGAAGTGGAGCTTTGCTCATGCTAATCAAGTATTTAACTTTGATGAGCTGCACTTAAGATGTGGTATGCGAGATGAAAAAGGACCATGGAATCAAGTATTTAAGAGAAAGTTTAAAGATAAAGATAAACAATATTTTCAAAAATTAATGGCAGAAGGTGTAGATCTAACACAACCTCCAAAAATAATTATAGATACAATTCATCAAGTAAAAGGTGGAGAAGCGGATAATGTTGTCCTGGCGAGCAAATGTAACTTTCCATCACATTTTGATAAAAAAAATTTAGCAGATAAGGTAAAAGAACTTAGAGTTTGGTATACAGGAGCCACCAGATCTAAACAAACACTCCATCTGCTGGGCACCTATCATCAATATAATTTTCCATTAGGAAAATACTTTAAACAATATGAGGCAACTTATGGTAAATAAAACAATGTTTGAGGATGCATTTCCTCAAGATAAGCAGGTAGGGGGGAGTCACTATAAATTTTTTAAGATACAACCTTACGAATTTATATCTAAAAATGATTTATCTTTTTTTCAAGGTAATGTAATTAAATATGTGCTTAGATATCCTTACAAAAATGGTATAGAAGATTTACAAAAAATAATACATTATTGTCAATTAGAAATATTAAAGATACAAGATGAGCCAAATCAAAAAAAGAAATAAGTTATTTGAACCAATTATTTGTGAAGAATGTAACTTAGATAAAGCAGTTATTATTCATGAAAAAATTTACTATTGTGCAGATTGTTATATATTTCTGGTAGATATGCCTTGGGATAATGCACTTACAAACATTAAAAAAAATGGATTTAACTCAAAATTAAAAAACTAATGACTCATCAATTAAATTTTATATACAATGACAGTGATTGGATTTGTCCATCAGAATACCCAGACTTATCCAAAGCAACTGAAATAGCAATCGACTTAGAAACTAAGGATCCAAACATTAAAAGTAAAGGCGCAGGTTGGGCAACCTTTGATGGTCATATCGTAGGGTTTGCAGTAGCAGCTCTTGGTCAACAATGGTATTTTCCAATAGCTCATGACGCAGGGGGTAATATGGACTCTGCAATTACAACGGCATGGATGCAAGATATTTTAAGACTTCCTGCAACTAAAGTATTTCATAATGCTTCTTATGATGTGGGTTGGTTATTAGTAAATGGATTTGAAATCAGAGGTAAGATTGTTGATACCATGATTGCTGCTGCTCTAATTAATGAAAACAGATTTAGTTTTAGTCTGAACGCATGTGCTAAAGATTATTTAGGAGAAATTAAAAACGAAACATTCTTAAATGAAAAAGCGAAAGAATGGGGTATCGATCCTAAAGCAGATTTATGGAGACTCCCTGCAGGCTATGTAGGTTATTATGCTGAACAAGATGCAGGTTTAACTTTAAGATTATGGGAAAGATTTAAAACAGAAATTACTAAACAAAGTTTACATGATGTGTGGGAGATGGAGATGGAGCTGCTCCCTATATTAATAGAAACAAGAAGAACTGGAATTAGAGTAGATGAAGAAAAGGCAGAAATATTAAAAAAAGAATTTAAGAAAAAAGAATCTGAAGTGTTATATAAAATAAAAAAAGAGACAACTTTAGATGTAGATATTTGGGCAGCACGTTCGGTAGCGCAAGTGTTTGACCGTATCGGTGTGGATTATCCACGGACAGCGAAAACCGAAGAACCAAGCTTTACCCAAAACTGGCTAGTGAACTGTGATAACCCGATAGCGCAACTAATAAGAGAAGCAAGAGAAATAAATAAATTTCATTCAACATTCATAGACTCCATTCAAAGATATGTTCACAAAGGTAGAATACATTCCGAAATAAATCAGTTACGATCTGACCAAGGTGGAACTGTAAGTGGACGTTTATCATATTCAAACCCAAACTTGCAACAGATTCCTGCACGAAACAAAGAATATGGAGATAAAATTAGAAGTTTGTTTTTACCAGAAGAAGGTAGACAATGGGGTAGTTTCGACTACTCACAACAAGAGCCTAGGCTTGTTGCACACTATGCTGCATCCGTGAACGATCATTTCGAGGGTGCAGCAGAGTTTATTGAAGCTTATAAAAATGAATCTGCGGACTTCCATCAAATTGTGGCAGATATGGCAGGAATTACTAGATCTCAAGCTAAAACTATTAATTTAGGATTATTTTATGGTATGGGTAAAAATAAATTAGGCCAGGAGTTGGGTATTTCTAAGGATAAAGCTGAAGCTTTATTAAGGCAATATGGTGATAGAGTACCAT